CCATCTACTTCTAGTTTATTAGCTAAAGTTGCAGTTCCTATACCAACTCGGTCATTACCACCATCAACAGTTGTATCTGCATCTGCTATGAAATTAAAACGAGATGGCTTTAATTGTTTTAGTCTTGTTGTTGCATCCCAAGATGTTGTTACGTTTTCTTTTAGTCGGTAGTCTGAAGATGTCTCAAATGATGTATTACTACCATTAGTTCTAATACTACCAACTTCACCATTAGGGTTAACAAACACTAGTGCGTGTCTATTTGCTACATTATCACAACCAAAAATACCTCCGTATCTTGTTGCATCATTTAAGGCAATAATTTGTCCCGGAGCCCCTGCACCAAATGGGGTTGTGTCAGTAACACCAATTAATAATTGAGCATGATTACCAGTTTGTTGAATTCTCATCAACTCAGTGCCACCTAAATCATCAAAGGTTGTAACTGCTCCTCCATGTGATATAACTATTCCATCATTGTCATTTGATTTACTGCTATTTGCTAATATTATTCCTGCTTCTCTTAGGTCAGTACCAGTACTTGATACTCTTAATCTTGTTTCTGCTGAACCACCATCTACTTCTAGTTTATTAGCTAAAGTTGCAGTTCCTATACCAACTCGGTCATTACCACCATCAACAAAAATCATATTAGCATTGCCATTTGATTCAACACGAAAGTCTACATCAGCAGAGCCTTCATTGAATACTGCACCACCATTGGCTGTAAGAACACCTGTTACAAGTGCAGTAGATGCCATATTTACAGTACCATCGATGTCAACGATATCAAGGTTACTTGTGCCATCAACATCTATATTCCCAGAGATGTCTAATTCTGTTCCTATTAATTTTTGTGTAAGTGTTACAACACCATCACTTGCAATTGCAATCGCATCTGGATCACCAACCGAGCCAATTTGTCCTGCATTAGCTATTGTTATTCCACCAGAATGTATGTCTCTAGCAGTAAATGTTGCTACACCATCAACTTGAAGTGTGGTTGCCATGTCCACAGCACCATCTATGTCTACAACATCAAGGTTACTTGTTCCATCTACATCAATAGCACCACTAATATCTAATGATGCAAATGTACCAACACCAGTCGTTGTGATTGCTGAAGCACCATTATTAATAATACCAAAGCCACTTGTAATTGAACCACTATTCAAAGCACCTGTTGTAACAAGGCCTGTAGCTGTAGTTATTGAGTTCTGGGTTGCAGTGGATACTGTACCTGCTAAGTTCCCTGTTACATCTCCTGTTAGATTACCTGCTAATAATGTTGCAGTTAACAAACCACTAGAACTATTAAATGTTAAGTTAGTACCACTCTTAGGTGGCAAATCTCCTGTCGCAGCCGTTGCAAATAATGGGAAACAAGTTGTGTCAGTCGATTCATCGGCTACTGTAACAGCCGTACCAACAGACGCTAACGCAACTGCTATATTTCCTGTGCCGTCAAATGATGTACCACCTATTGTTCTTGCAGTCTCTAATGCTGTAGCTGTAGCTGCCAATCCTACTGCTATATTTGCAGAGCCGTTAAAACTTGTACCACCTATTGTTCTTGCTGTTGTTAATGTTGCGGCTGAACCTGTTGTGTTTTGATTAAGCGTACCAACTGTAAAATCTAGTGTGTTATCTGCATCATCATAGGCTACAGCAATCCCTGATTCAGTATTAGACGTAACCATAGCTCCTACTGTGTCACTAATAGTCTCAGATAATGTAACACCTGCTAATGTGATAGCATCAGCTTCTAATGTGCCGTTAACATCAATGTCACCTTCTAAATCAATGTCACCACCAACTGTAAGATGGCCTAAAACGGATGTTGTAGAACTAGCAACTGTTGCATGAGGTGTTAATGTTAATTGCGACACATAAGTCTGGGCTGAAGCTATATCATTACCAAGACTTAAAACACCAGATGTATTAATGCCAACTTGCCATTCATCTGAAGCGTCATCACCCTGATCTGCTGCCAAAGTCAGTTTAAATGCAGCACCTTCAACATTAGAGGTAAGAAATAATGAGTCTCTAGTCGCTTCATCGTACTGCAAAGTGTAGTCAGAGTTTGTTCCAAATGTAGCTGATTGATTATCAATTATAGATAGTCCAACTGCAAATGGCACTATAGCCGTTGTGGTTTGTGTGCCATCTTTTAAAATGCCAGTTGTTAAGCCTGTAGCCATGCCGTCAAATTCAGCATCCATGCGATCAGCTCTAATCTTAATCCCATTATCTTTGTCATCTGTCCAGTCATAAAGCCGTGCAAATGTTCCTGAAGAATTATACGCCATTAAATAGGGCCTCCTGGTATAAATTGAAAGTTACTTGATAAAATACTTATAGTCTGTGTTGAGGACTCAACCTTAATTCTTAACGATGCTGACCTTCCCAAACGACCAACTACTTTTCTTTTTTGAATTATTCCTGCACCTGTCGTATCAGACCAAAAATCTACATCCCATTCAGCCGTATCCCACGATGCCAATTCACTAGCAAATGTTCCTGAAGCTAAATTTAACCCAGATGGTGCTTGTTGATCCACAGCAACACCAAAATCAAAATTAATATCACCTAATGCTTCAAGCATAGGTGCAACTGATGTAAACCTTTTTAATGATCCTCGATCTCCAAAATAATTATAAGCAAATGATAAGTCAGCCGTAATTACTGCTGTTAAATCTGCATCTCCACCCACTTTATAAACTTTACCACTAGTCGTTCCAAAGTAAGTATCTCCATTATAATTTGACCAAACTAGGCTAGGTATATTCTGAAATATAGTCCAAGCTCTTGTTATTGGATTAAAAACATGTTGATTATAAGCGTCAGTTGCATCTCCTGTTGGATAATTAAAATACACTTTTGAACCATCAGCCGAAACGTGAATCTGCCAACCAGTTGTGCTACCTGTTGAAGCAACTTGTTTTAAAACTGTACCTCTTATTTTCTCAGATATAGCTGCTGCTTTATTACCCACTAAATCCTGTCTAAACACTTGTGATAGTGGAAGGTATCCTTCTTTAGTCACAATAATTAAATCACCACCAAGTTTAGCGATGGCTCTTGGCTCATTAACTGGTTCAGCTATTCTAAACGTACCAACTAAAGCAAAACTAGACGCTCCAGGATCAGTTCCAGAATAAACAAGCACTTCACCAGATGACATTATAAGGGTTAGTAAATCATCAACACCCTCACCACCATCAACAGTTAATGTGCCTATTTGAATTAAATTACCGCCAAATGTACCCACTAAACCAACAGGAAAAACTGTGAAGTTACCTTGATGAGTGCTGACAGTTGCCGAGTAATAAAAGTTCTGATCCACTCCTGACCAATAATATAATCTATTCTTAAACGCTGTAACACCCTTTAGAATGGCTGCTGAAGCACTATCTGACAATGTAATACTAAGATTTGCAGCACTAGAGCCATCCCAACTAAAAGGTGTATCTGCTCCATTAACAAAAATGGTTAATCCATTAAATTCTACAGTTTGAAATCGACCATTAGATAACCCTGTCTTTTTACTTACCGCACTTCCACTATCTATTTGATACAAAGTACCATTTGATCCAATGGATAATAACTGTCTGTTAGCTCCTGCATTATGTTCAACTAAAGTCTCAACATTGCCTGATCCTATACCTGTGCAAAATGAGCTAAACCCATCTCTTACTGTAACTTTTTCAACAGTCGGAAACCAATTAGACATAACAATAGCATCAGTTTGTGGCATTGCATCAAGACTATCTCTTGAGTTCAACCCACCAATAGGTGCAGGTAATGATACTGATTTAACTCTATATCGATTTGCAGCTTGTAATGGTGCTAACATTTAAACTCCACCATACCCACTATCAGGTAAATTAAACGAATAAGGAGAAACCTTTAATCGTCTAGCGTCATCAAGTGATATTATAGGTGATCCACCTGCTCTTGATATAGCTTGCCTTACCTCTAATTGGTACTGTCTGAAATCTTCTGCGTAATCAAGGCCGTGCATCTGCTTAAACCTATAGGTAACGCCCATTTCTATTAATAGTTCATCTAAAATGCCTGTATCAGTATCAACTGTAAATGCAGATTGTGAAGTACCATCTGTTTTTTGATTCCAATTAGCCGATACATATTCAAATCCAACTGTTTCTGTTGCTGTCGGTGTTGGAGTGATATCAAACTTTAACGCATTAGAACTGGGCTTTAATCGAAACCTTTGAGTTGTTCCTGAACTTGCATTACCATACCTATCTAGTTGATATTGTTGAGGTGTTAGTGGGCCACCAAAAGCATCTAAATCAGTTCTGTTAAAAGCTGTGTCATTAATAAATCTATCGAAATCAGTTGGCAAGGCATAAGATTGAGTGCCACTTGCTGTTGAAAACGTATGCTCTTTTAATAAAATAGGCCAAGCTGTTACCCTCATTAATTGCTTACCCTCACGTTGGCATAAAGCTAACATTTGTCTCGCAGTCGGTGAGGTATTAGAAATTATAGAAGTTTCACGCTCAAACCCTGTAAAATCAGATACGTTTTGGCAAATTGTCAATAGGCTCATCTGGTATTCCTATAGTTAAAGGTTTATGTTCTTTTTTAGTTGTTGGCTTTGCTTTTACTGTTAATTCTGCAATACGTTGTAATTCAACATAAGGCTCACCAACAGATCGCAATACGTCTATTTTAGCTTCGGCTAATTGTTCTATCGTTTCTATTCCTATCAATTCTAATTCAATTCGTCTTGGTTCTGACATGGCAGGTAAATCTTTTAAAGATGTTCCATCTATCTTTTTAATACCCTTAGATTTTTTATAACTTTGCCATTCATCAGGGAATCTAGTTAAATCCTGTGGTCTTACTGGTGCTTCAAATATATCCTTCATGCCTTTAATTGATATTCTTACAAAATCACGCAGTTTATCATTAAATTCACGCTCATAGAATTGTGCTTTTACTGTCATTTTTTATTCCCCAGATTAGCTAATTTAAAAAAGGAAGCAAGTCTCCCTGCTCCCTTTAGTTTTTATTTACATTGGAAACGTACAGATAATTTCTTTGTCTGAAATATCACCTGCAATCGCACAAATATTATCTGTAACGGCTGCTGAAACGTCTAAAGT